ACAACCGGGAGCTGAGACGGGCAATGCCGGGCGGGATACCCGACAAGGTCGTGTTCGGCCGGCCGACTATCCGGCAGGCCATCAAACGATTGGGCAAGATCGGGGCCAAGAGCATTGATTCGGCAGAGGTATTCGGAAAGCTCGGCGGACGATGAACATAAGGAGGCCAGCAGGTGCCCCTTCAGGCGGGCGGGATAGGGAGTTCGGAGGCGCATGGCTCTGGTGCGTTCAGGGGGGCGATCCGCTCCTGGCGGCCTTATAACTGGCGGAACATAAACGGCATAATCAGGGAGGTCGGCGGGGTCGCGACCGCAGAGATATTTGGTTCCATGTCGATCTCCGCCATAAGCGGCGGGGCCACGATATGGGCTGATTCCCCTTCGTTGGCAGATGTCAGAGCGGCCATCGCCTCGGCCAATGAGAGCGACACCGTCAGGATCCCTTCCGGGTCGGCCACGTGGACCGAACAACTGGTCGTCAATAAGGCCGTGAACGTCATCGCCGCCGGCATCGATTCGACGATCATCACCTCAAACTATGCGGCCCCGAGTCTTGGGAACGTTCTCACGTCCTCGAACTACCTGATCTATTACACGCCGACAACGCCGGCCAACAACAAGCCGTTCAGGATCTCCGGCCTCACCATCGAACTGGAAAACAAATGCTACGGCATCATGCTCAAGGACTTGAGCTATCTGTACCCGCAGACGAAGGTCCGTCTGGATCACATCAGGATGACGAACACGGGTGGGACTTGGCAGGACGTTCTGGTCCATGTCTATGGCCCCATTTACGGCGTCTCGGACCATTGTGACTGGGGCATTGGATATATGAGATGCAACAGCCTGGACTCCGACGCCTGGACGTACCTAACGTTCGAATTCGGGACCGCCGATAATTTCTATTTCGAGGATTCGGCATTCGCGGCCCCCGACACCATGTTCCTGTACGGAGAGATGGGGGGCCGGTACTGCGCGAGGTTTAACACGTTCGACGGGACGGCCAGCACCAACGGTCTCTACCCCTTCGCCGACATGCACGGGAACCAGCCAAACAGCGGCCACAATGCCACGATGGGCGTGGAGATGTATGAGAACATTATCAACGTAGGAACGAGGGGATGTTGCCTGCTGGACCAGAGGGGCGGCAAGGCTCTGATCTATAACAACATCGTCAACACCTCCGGTTCCGTGTCTTCCAAACTCCGGGAGGAATACTTGGACTCTTCCATCCCCCCGGCCAATAACGTCATCAGCGGCCAGCCTCAGCATGTTTCTTCGTCCTATTACTGGAACAACAAAAAAAACGGAACGACGCTCATCACTCCCTATGTCGCGCAAACCACGGACTACGGAGGAAGCATCGGCCTGGTTCCTCAATTGAATATTGATGCCTGGGCGGAGGTCGCATCCTTTGACGGTTCAGTCGGAGTGGGCCGGGGCCTACTCTCAGCTCGCCCCTCCTCGGGCCTGACGGTCGGCGTCGGATATTGGGCGACAGACGAGAAAAAACTTTATCGGGCCATCGGCCCGTCGTCCTGGGAGTTATATTATCAACCGTACACGTACCCACATCCGTTGGCGGTATAGGAGAATACAATGGCCATAATTGGACGCAACACAAAAGATGCATCGACGTACGGGTCGGCTGCACATCGTGCTCTGTATCAGCAGTACACAACCGATGGAAATGGTGGAGTCGTTGGCTCGCTCCATGCCTACGTCAAAAATACGGCGGCTGGTGTCCGCTACGTCGAGATGGGCATCTACGACCACGATCCTACGAATGACCTACCTGAGGCGCTCCAGCTTGCTGCAATTACTATTGCTGTTCCGGCTTCACACGACGGAGAGGTCTCTGGCGAATATGCAGCTACTCTCGCTGCTAACACGAAATACTGGATAGCTCTAGTTGCCGCTGATGCCAGTGTTCAGCTCTACTATTTGGTCGCAGGGTCAGGGAACTCTGGGTACTACGATATAGGAGTCGACAATCTTCCTGATCCGTTTGGGGACTCGGCTACATCCATTCGCGCTTATGCCTATGATTTTTGGGCAGACTATGAGCCGGCGGGGGTCGCCCCTTCCGGTATCGGGTCGGGTGAGGCGCACGGAACGGCAACGATGCGCGGGACGATTCAGTCGGAGGTCTAGATGGCGGCTCTGTGTGGCGGGATAGACAGCGGCGAAGCGGTAGGGACTCCCTCCATCGTCGGGAAGATTCTGGCCGTCGGGGCCATTGCCTCTGCGATGGCCTTCGGGTCGCCCTCAATATCCACCCCGAAACTCTGCGGGGCAATTCCGTCCGGCGAACAGTTCGGACTGCCATCCGTCCAGATCGGCGCACCGAGCATCAGAGACGCGGGAAACATCGCGTCCGGGGAGGCCGTGGGCGGGCCTGCCCTTCGAGGGATAATCAGCCCCATGGGGATACCGTCGGGAGAAATCGTCCCCATCCACTGGGTCTATGAGATAAACTACTGCGGAAACATTCCGACCGAAGAGTCATTCGGCTCTCCAGTTATCGTCGCCAAGGCCCCCTCGCAGATCAGAGACGCGGGCAACATCGCGTCCGGGGAGGCCGTGGGCGGGCCTGCGTTGACCGGGAGGATAACGACATCCGTTATTGCGTCCGGCTACGCCTCTGGTAACGCCCGGCTCCTGGGCCACATCCAGGGGATATCTGGCATCCCGAGCATCGCGGCCGTGGGAACGCCTGCCGTCGTCGGTGTCCTTCGACCTGGAGGGATAGTGAGCGCAGAGGTATTCGGAGAGGCGGACGCTCTGGCCTTGGCCCTCAATACCATTCCTGGCGTGGGGAAAATACCCTCGCAGGAAGCCCTGGGCGAGCCTGGCCTGGCAGGAACGGTCAACCCCGGGGGAATAACGGGGGCGGAGGCGTTCGGCTCCCACACGGTTCACGCGGCCCCTCTCCGGCCCGGTGCCATCCTGAGCGGCGAGTCATTCGGGCTTGCCAAGCTCAACGGAACCATCGTCGCCCCAGGGATAGATTCCGCAGAACAGTTCATGGACCCCCGAGTGATCATCGCCACCTTACAGCACATACGACCAGGCGGAATAGTCGGTGCCGGGGTGGTCGGCACGCCGAGGATAGTCAGCATCGCACATCCTGGCGTTCCTTGCGAACAGTGGGCGAGTGAGGGTAAACTGAAATATCTGGGACCCAAGTGTAAGCCGATCGGGCCAAAGGTCCGGCGGTGTCCAGGGGCATAGGAGGAGATCATGGCATACGGATATTTTACGGACGTGGCTGAGGCGCAAACCTACTTCACCTCCGAGCGGCTCGAGACCGACGCCTGGGATGATGTCCCGGCGGCAAAGAAGGAACCGCTGTTGGTCCAGGCCTATAACAGGCTGTATTACTCCAAGGAATTTATCCTCCCGACTCTGGCGGAAGCGGATGTCGACGAACTCCCGGTGTTGCAGAAGGCCCAGGCGGAGATGGCTTATTACCTGGCGATGCACCTAGCCGATGAGGACCGGAGAAAGGGATTGCAGGCCCAGGCGATCATCGAGGCGGGGGTCGTCAAGGAAAAATATGACTCGGCTAAACTGTACGACACGCCGATACCGTCCTTCATCCGCGACCTACTGTGCTCCTACTCCTCGGCCATCGAACCCAAACCGTTCGGAGCCGTCGATATCCAGCGGGACGAGAACGAATCTGTTTCGACTAAAATTGACGATTATCACGACCTGTAAGGGCAATCATGGATGACATAAAACGGCTCGAGGCGATATACCGAGTGACCGGGCGGGAGTTGAGGCACCTCCTCCTCTCTTCTTCCGTTCGGTCCTCGGTCGGCTCGGGCGCCGTCCAGGTGCGGGTCAGGAACATGGTGAGCGACCTGAACCGGGCCGTGGATCAATGGGCCTCACCGGCCATCGACCTCGCCTACGCCCGGGGGTCGGCCAAGGCCCGGACCGCTCTGGAGATCCTCGGCCGCCGTCCACAGCGCGGGATGACCATCGACCGCCCGAGGATGCTCCACGACGACTTGATGCTGACCCTCATCAAGGCCAACAATTCCATCCCGAGCATCGTTGAACGGTTCCTGGCCGCCGAGCAGGTGGCAGGCAGGGCGGAGCTCGAGTTCGATATGTCGCGGGCTCAGGTGCAGGAATTCTCCTATACGGAGGCCGAGGACCATATTCAGCGGATAGCGAGGAACGCTGTCAAGCAGGACGCCTCGAGGCAAAAGCTCACGAAGCGGATAAAGGACTATCTCCAGGACCTGATAGGCGATGACGACTTCATAGAGATCGGCGGGAGAATGTATAGAATGACCGCCTACGCCGAGATGGTCGGCCGGACGGTCTTGAGAGAGGCGCAATCGAAGGCCACTCTCGACCTCTGCGAACAGTACGACAACGACCTTGTTCAGGTCTCTGACCACGGCACGATATGCGAGGAATGCAAGGAATACGAGGGTAATATTTATTCGATATCGGGAACCAATCCAGACTACCCCGCGCTCGAGGCGGAACCGCCGTATCATCCGAATTGCGAGCATTCACTTCTTCCCACTTCCGAGATCGCCATCAGATCGGAAAAAGAATACGGTCTCTACCAGGAGGAATAAATGAGCCTTATTGACGCCTATTGCGTTGACACGATAACCATACTCCGCTGGAACGGGCAAACCTCCTGGGGCGAACCAGAGAGCGGGACAGAGATAGCGGTCAAGGGCTACGTCGACTGGAAGACCCGGCTGGTCCGTGACTCCAAGGGCGAACAGGTAATGTCGGCCGTGATGGTCTACCTGCCCCTGAAAATCGAGCGGTCGGGATACCTGGGGAGGAAGCTGATGCACGAGGATAGGATATGGTTGCCGGATGAATCTTTCGATCGGGCCATCATTGAGATTCGCCGACCCAAGGATTTCAGCCACGCGCACCTCGAGGTTTACCTGGCATGAAAAAGAACTACGGGGCCATGACCATCGATACCGGAGATTTCGACCGGGGCATGAAGAAACTCATGCACGACGTGGATTTCAAAGCCATCGGGCCAGGTCTATTCCAGGCGGGGAACGCACTATTGAAGGATGCCATCTATGTCCCGCCCCAGGCCCCCAAGGAATTCGGCGACCTTCGAGGGTCGGCCCGAACCCAGGGCCCGGACGGGATGCTGATAAAAGCCGGTAATGTTCCTCAGCAAAAATCGGTCGGAACGGGAAGCAAGGTTTCTATCCGCGCCGGTTTCAACATCGAATACGCGGCGAAGTGGCATGAGGCGGTCGGGAGGATCATCAACTGGACAAGGGACAAGGGCGCCGCGAACCCAGGCCCGAAGTATTTGGAAATGAAAATGAGGATGTTCCCGGGCCGGTATATCAATATCGTCGGGGAATATATAAAGTCCATCCTGAAAAAGAAATCGCCCGCCGCGACCGGAGGCTCCAATGTTTAAAGAAGTCTGCACACTGATAAGCACGCTCACGGGGTTCCCCATCGGAGGCAAGCTCCAGGCCGGCCACGAGACCCAGAACGCCCCCCCGCGGTGCGTAGTGATAACCGAAACGGGGGGCCCGGCGGAGTTCTACCCAAACACCGACCTGGTTGAGTATGGAATCCAGGCCCTATGCCGCGCTGAATCTTACGGAGCCGCCAGCGACGACGCCTGGGCCGTCCACAAGGCTCTCCACGGAGAGTGTAATTGGGACATGCCTGGACAAGATGGCGGTCCGGACCTGTTGGCAATGACCATCGAGGCCGTCGCCACGCCTCAGTATTTGGGAGAGGACGACAATCGGCGTCACTTGTTCGCAATCAATTTCACCCTTAGAATAGAGGAAGGAAGTTGCGGCTCGATATAAAGCCGAATTTTATGACAGGAGGCTACAATGCCGAAATCGTTATTTGGTGACAAGGGGCCCTGCGAAATAGTCTGGGGGTACGGCGAATCCGATGCCGCATACCTGGGGAAAACCCTGGGCGCGGTCAAGATCACGGAGGAAACCGGTTCCTCGGATATCAACGAGGACCAGGCCGGGGATGCCGCCGTGGATGGCGTCCTGCTCGGGTCGACCGTGAAGGTCGAGGTCCCACTGACGAGACTCTCGAGGGCCCAGCTCGCGCGGGTGCTCAACGTGACGCTCGACGGACACAAAGTTCCGCTTGAAAATCAGGTCGGGTGCTCCCTCTACACCCTGGCGAAGCGGATGGTCATCAAGCCCCTCTGTGGAACCTTGATATCGGCCGACCCGGCAGAATGGATAGAGTTATTCAAGACTTATCCCATCGCCGGACTGGATCTCACTTTCGACAAGGAAACTCAGAGGACCATCCCCATCACGTTCAAGGTTTTCGTCAGCCAGGAATCCGGAGAGGTCGGCCTGTTCGGCACGATGGGCATGGACTCCGGCGCCTCGATCCTGTGAGGAAGACATGACCGCAAGACTCAAGATCGACACCAAGGAAACCCTGTTCGACCCCATTGAGGTCGAGATAGACGGAAAGGTCATCAAGGTCCGGACGCTCACCATCCGGGATTTGCAGAAGATCCAGGAATTGGAGAAGGAGGCCGTGGCCGGTTCGGTTAAAGCCATCAAGGAGATGATCCTTTCGAGGCTTGAGACCGACGACCCGGAGGTCCTCGACCATCTCCAGATGCCTCAGCTCAAGACGCTCATCGATTTCGTGGTCACGAAAGCCATGGGCGGCGGGGGCGGAACGGAAGGCGAAGCAAAAAACGCATCCGGGCCAGGGGTGAACTGATAGCCCTTATCGCGGGGGAATTCCCTGGCCTGTTTTCGTTCGCCGCTTTCCACCGGATGGATGTCAGGGATTTGTTCTTCTGGGCGCAGGAGGCGAAAGTGAAGCGGATACGGCGACAGATAGAGGCGGCCGACGCCGCGATGTTGCCGCACATGGGCGACTCCGGGAGGAAGCAATATCTCGACGGACTGCGCCTTGACCTCGAAAATAGCCAGATAGACGATGACGACGTTGCGCGGCTCGACAAGGAAAACGGGGAGCGGATGAAGCTCATGGACGAGAAAATTGCGAGACGAAAGGCAAGGCTGAGGGCCGATAGGGCGGCAGGGATAACCCCTGAGAAGCGACGGGTAATGAAGAGGGCGAAATGAGCGACACGGGCGGATTCCTGGCCGGGGCCATAGTCGGGAAACTTCTCCTCGATAAATCCGGCTGGGACAGCTCAATCAAGGCCATTGCGAAAGATGAGTCTGTCTTGGGTGGGATGTTTGGGAACGTCGGCAAATCCGCCCAGAGGATGGCCGTCATGGCCGCCGCCGCCGTGTCCGCCGTCACCGTCGCCGTCCTCTCCATCGCAAAACACACCGCCCAGGCCGGGCAAGATATCTACGAGCTATCGGAGAAGACCGGCGTCTCTACGGAAATATTGTCTGGTTGGAAGTTGGCCGCCGATAAGGCGGGAAGTTCGCTCGAAGGGCTTGCCCTCGGGTTCCGATTTCTGGGCCGGAACATGGTCAACACCGAGGGAGCCGGGGCGTTCGCAAAAATCGGCGTGCAGGTCAAGGACCTCGAAGGCAAGTTCCGGCCCATGTCCGATGTCATGCTTGATGTCGCCGACCGGTTCGCGGGGATGGAGCAGGGGGCCCTGAAGACCAACCTGGCCATCAAGATATTCGGCCGGTCAGGCTCGGAACTCATCCCCATGCTGAACATGGGTTCGGCGGGACTGAGGGAACAGCTGCAATTGGCCGAACGGCTCGGGATTGTGTTCACCGAAAAAACTGCCAAAGCGGCCGACGCTTACTATGATTCTCTCGTTGATCTCCGGGCCGGGTTCCAGGGCATCAGGAACGATATCGGCAACGCCATCATTCCCGTCCTGACCCAGCTATCAAAGTACGCCACGGAAGTTATCGCCAACATCCGAGAGCGGGTCAAGGCGTTCGCGGAGTCCGGCCAGCTCAAGGAATGGGCGATATCGTCCGCTCGGGTCTTCGTCGGTGTGTTCAAGGTAATGGTCCAGGCGGTCGAGGGGTTGATACTTATCCTTCCGACGCTCAAGGCCACCTTTCAAGGTGTCTGGGGATGGATGCAGGGAAAGTTGGCCGATACCGTGCGGTTCGTCGCAAAATACAACAATAGATTCACCGGCCTGTTCCCAGGCATGACCGATTTTTTGAACCTGTTCGCTGAATCCGCAGAAGAGCAGAAGAATAAATTTCACGACATGGCGGCGAACAACATCAAGGACATTGGGAACATATACGCCGGGTTCGACCCGCTGAACCAGGCCCTCGATGAGTTCGCGGCGGGGTTGGATGGAACGGGAAAGATAGGAAAGAAAACGTTCGCCGGGATCGCCAACGCCTCCCAGTACACCGCCGAGGAGCTGGCGAAAAACATCAAGGAGCTCTTGGCCGATATCGACGCCACGCCGATGTTCGTTGAGGTGCCGATAGAGTTCGATGTTGACGCCCTGCTGAGGAGCGAGGATGACGTACAGATAATCATCGATGACATTATCGCCGAATATTCAAAGGGGACGTCGGAGGCGGCGAAGAAGATAAAGGACGACATGAAGGCCTTGAGCCCCGCGGGGTCACTCTTGGACCTTCGGACGGAACTGGCGATGAATAAGCAGGCCCTGGCCCAGTGGGGTAACTCGCTCCCGATCTGGAAGGTCATGGAATTGAAGCAGAAAATATCCGATGCGGAATATTTACTGCGAGACCCTACCCCCTGGACGATGTTCAAGGCGAACTTCGACCTCACGCTCTCAACCATGCTCCCGCAGTTGAACGCCTTGGTGTCGCAGTTATCGGCGAACGAGACGGCGGCCCTGGATAATGAATACCAGAAGCGACTCGCATACATCGAAGCCACGGTCAAGGACGAGGAAAAAAAGCAGAAGGCCATTGTCGCCCTGGAAGCTGAATACGAGCTCAAAAAGTCCAAGGCGAGGAAAAAGTGGGCCATCGCGGAGAAGGCTACGGCCATCGCACAGGCATACATCGACGCCTCCCTGGCCGTCATCAAGGTCTATTCACAGACGGGCATTTTCGGCATCCCGCTTGCGGCCATCATCAAGGCCCTGTGTTTGGCCCAGATTGCCCTGATAGTCGCTCAGCCGGTGGAGTATGCGACGGGCGCGGCGTTCACCCAGAAGACCCATGTCCAGAACGCGGTGTTTGGTGAGGCTGGCCCCGAATACCTGCTCCCCGAGAAAAAACTGCAACAGATAGTGAGAGAGGCTTTTACCTCTCGGACGGCCTCATACGCCCCGTCGATGATGGCGATGGCCGGGGCCGGAGGCGGTGGCGCGGTCTACATCTACGGCCCACTGATCCATACGACCGGGATATCCAAGCGGGACATCGATGAGAAGGCGGACTATCTCGCACGAACGGTCAAGGAAAAGCTCGGGCGGGCGGTCGGGAGGAACATCTAATGCCTGACGTATATCTCGGTGTTGACATCTCGTCGGCCGTGAAGCTCCCCCGCCTCCGATGGTTCGCGGGGAACCGGCCATCAATCCCGATAGAATTCCCGGCCCAGATAGAATATACGACCATGAGCGACGGGACGTTAAAGGCGAACATCAAGGAAACGATGCTCAGGACATGGCCCTTGTCTTGGGAGGCGTTGACCTCCGCCGAACTTGCCCCGCTCAAGGCCCTGAACGCTCTACGCCAGGAGCTTGTTTTTCAATACGGGTGGGACGACACCAACTGGTATTACGTGACCATCGACGGATTTAAATATGAACCGTTGGTGTACGTCGGGCCGACCCCGCTTTATTCCGTCTCGTTCTCTGTTCGCCAGATGAGGTAAAATAATGCAGGCAATCGCCCCCGTCACCGTTCCCGACCTCTTGGGCCACGTTCAGAAAATGGTCGGGAAGCTGGAAATATATGATGACGACGATTACATGCCGGGATGGTATATGCCACCCAAGAAGCTCGCCCTGCCGATCCCCACGGCGAACCTAACAGACTTCACGGTCTACGTTCCTGTTATAGCCGACTCTGATATCGGTGCGAACTGCCTCTCGACCGGATACGATATTCGATTCACCGCCGACGACGGAGTTACCCTTCTGCCCTACGAGCGGGTTTCGTTCTCTGTGACCGACGGAAAAGCGAGCGGCATTTTCTGGGTCAAGGTTCCCTCGATTCTCACCACCGGAACCTATATCTACTGCTGGTACGGCAACGCCTCTGCGACCGACGGGTCAACCCCTGCGGACGCGTGGGACGCTCACCATGTGGCTGTCTACCATATGCAGGACTACGACACGAGCCATATCCACGACTCGACGGCGAATGCCAACCACGGGACGAAAAGCGGGATTAATGTTCCACAGGAAGTGGACGCCAAAATAGGGAAGGGTCAATCATTCGCAGCCACTGCTGACATTATTTCCGTTGCCGACTCCAACAGTTTGGATTTGGTCGATGGGGCTACGATATCTATTTGGGTTAGCCCAGGCTCCGGAGTGGTTTCAAACTATGCCCCTCTAGTGACCAAAACGAGCGCATACGAACTACGCTTGAGGTATGACCAACTTGGAAAAATAGATTATCTGGTGTTCCATCCAGACAGCTCTATTTCTGAGGCCTGGTCTTCCAGCTCCATTCCGATAGGTGATTGGTCTCACGTGATAATGGTATATGAGAAAAATGTATCATTACGGCTGTACATAGACGGAGCGCTCGATTCGTCAACGACGTCCAACGCTACCAAGGATATCTCTACCAACGCCAACGCCATGTCAATCCGGTCCCCGCTAAACGGTATATCTGACGAAATCCGTATATCCTCCACCGCCCGTTCCGCCGCGTGGATTGCCTACGAGTACGCCAACCAGAACGCCGTTGACGGCGGGATTACGTGGGGGGCGGGAGAGTTCGCACCGGGATGGAAGAATCTCAACTCCATTAACGGCGAGAATTACGTCATATCCATGACCTGCACCCCGAGCGGGCCGACCGCCGACGGTACGGTCAAGATCGGTTCGTGGTCGGCCGAGATACACAACACGGACGATATTTTCAGCCCGTTCAATTCCGGCTCGGCCTATAAAAATCTGCTCTGCATGGGGCGACTCATCCGCATTTCTTTGGGCGGGATATTCGGCGGGACTCCCTATTACTGGAAGCGGTTTGTCGGCTATCTTGGCGAGCCGAGCTTTGATGATCTGACCCAGAGAATAAGCCTGTCCGGCGACGACCTGTGCAAACCCCTGGCCGACACGAAGCTCAGCTTCCCATGCAATTACTGGGGGAAAACGGCGATATTCGATTCCGTGAGCTCCACGGGAGTGACCGGAGCCGAACTGTACGTCGAAGGGGACGCCATGGACATCGCGTCGGAGGGGAACAACGTCGCCGGGTGGAGCGACCTGAGCAACGCGACCTTCGTCTCGTACGCGGACGTGGGAGGCGGGTCTACATACGTCGGAAGGATGATAAGGGAGGCCGCGCCAGGGGTGGCCTACGTCCACGATGCCAATATCGCAACGGTGGTCAGGGGCGAGCAGTATTACGTCACCATCAAGCATAAAAAAGTGAGCGGAATCTACAGCCCGGAACTCCGACTTTATCAGACGGTCGGCGGGGCGTTGACCCTGCTCGGGAATATCGTCCTGTCCGCCAGCGGTTGGACGTCCGGGAGCGTGAGGGTCACTGCCCTCAAAAGCGGGGCATTGGAAGGCCGCCTATATTGGGCGGACGGGGCCGAGAACGACGAGCTGAGGGTCGACCAGTGCTCGGTGAAATTATACGAGACGTCTTGGTACAGGTACCAAATGCCGGCCGATTGCAATGGCCCGTATTACGTGACGCTCGGCGCGTTCGCCTACGTCCAGGATTCGGCGGCGGCGTCGGTCTCGGGCGGCACCGAATACCGATGTACGTTCCGGTACTGGCGGCCCGCGGGGAACATCGGGAAGGCGTGGCTCGAAGCCTACCAGAATGTGAGCGGGACAGTGACGCTCCTCGGGCGGTGTCCGCTCACTTCCGAATCCGTCGCTTATGTCGGGTTCTTGTTCACCGCCATAAACAACACCGATATTTATTTGCGCCTGACATCGGAGGACGGCGCGGCCGGGGACGTGATCTACCTCGACCGCATATCCATTCGTCTCGCGGCCCCTCCCATCGGCTCAGAACTCTACACCGAGGCTGACGCTATGGATACGGTCTCTGAGGCCAACAACGTTACCAACTGGTCAACGCTTCTCGGCTGCACCTTCGCCTCCGAATCCAACACCGACGGTGGTTCGCTTTACGCCGGGAAATTCGTCCGCACATCATCCTACAACGAGCAGATAGTTATTGGGAGCCGGGACGACGAAGGCAAGTTCGACGGGTATCTTTACGATGCCCTCAATCAATATTTTTACTTCGACGAGAACCGGATAGTCGAGAACGGAACGCAAAACCTGAACGTCTCATACTACACCGACCAGGTACTGGAAAACGTGGTTGCCGACCTATTAGTTATGGCCGGGTATTACGATGACCAGGCGTCGGCCCTGGCGGATATGGATTACACCGCGACCGGCGTCACGCTCGAGCGCGTGTGGTTCAAAGAGGGGACGACTGGCGTCGAGGCCATGCGGTTACTCTGCGAACGGGTCGGATATCGTTTCTGGTTCGACTACAACGGCAAGCCCTGCTTCCATCCCAACCCTTCCGTCAGTTCCGTCATCGCCTTCTCGTTCCTGGAGAGCGATATTTCGGCCAAGAACCCGTATCAGGATAAGACGGTCATAAGGAATTCGGTCTCGATAGAGGGCGCGGAAACCAAACCGTTCGCCGTGACCGATGACCAGAGGGACACGAAATACACCGCCTCTATACTCGACCAAGATTCCATCGATAAATATGGCCTCTCCGCCCTACAGCTGCAAAACAGTTTGTTCCAGGACCGACTGTCGATATCAGCGATGGCGTCAACGCTGTTGGCAGAGCGGAAGGATGCCAAGTGGTACGCGACGCTCGAGACCAAGGATTGCCCGGCACCGCTCGAAATAGGCGACACTATCGAATGGACCAGAAAATATGCCGGGACCAATGTCACTTTCACCGGCCTCATAAGGGAAATGACATTGACGGATACCGGCGGGTTCAGCTACAAAGTGGAAATATCGTCGTGGGTTTAGGAGGGGGGGCATGTTCTTTATTCTCGGGCCGTGCGTGATAGAGTCGGCCGACCATGCCGTCAGAATGGCGTCTCGGATATCCAGGATATGCGCAGGGTTGCATGCGCCGTTCATTTTCAAGGCGTCGTTCGACAAGGCGAACCGGTTGTCAATGGATTCATTCCGTGGTCCGGGCCTTGAGACGGGCATGAGGATTCTGTCCGACATCAAGGCAGAAGTGGGATGCAGGGTCACATCCGACATCCACGAAGTATGGCAGGCGGAGCTGGCCGGAAAAGTTCTGGATGTAATCCAGATCCCCGCCCTGCTCTGCCGTCAGACGGACCTGGTTGTCGCGGCGGCTAAGACCGGTCGGACAGTCAACATCAAAAAGGGGCAGTTCATGGCGCCGGAGGATATGGCGCATATCGTGAACAAAGCCCGTCGGGCCGGAGCGGAGGAAATCTGGGTAACAGAGCGCGGAACATCGTTCGGATATCGCGACCTGATTTTAGACATGCGCTCTATCCCGGTCATGCAGAAGGCGACAATGCGCCCGGTGATAGTTGACGTTTCCCATGCTGTGCAATCTCCAGGTGGGGCAAATGGAAAATCCACAGGAAGGGCGGACCTGATCCCCACGCTCGCCCGGGCGGCTACGGCCGCAGGGGCCGATGGGGTCTTCATCGAGGTCCACGACAACCCGGCTGAGGCCCGGTCGGACTCCGGGAACTCCCTTCCTCTCGGCGAGCTCCAGGGGCTACTTCAATCCATTCTCAGGATCAAGGGGTCGATATGAGAGCCGTCGGGATAATCCCATGCAGGATGGCCTCAACCAGGTTCCCCGGAAAACCCTTGGCCATGATAAACGGGGTACCGATGGTGAGGCGAGTCTACGAGGCGGTCAAGAAAACCGAATTTATCTATCCGATCTATGTTGCGACGCCTGACCAAGAGATAATCGATTACTGTCAGAGCCAGGGAATTCCGGTTATCGTTACTTCCGGGGAGTGCGGGAATGGAACGGAGCGTTGCAATGACGCCATGAGACAACTGGCCGCGAGGGATCCCGATGAAGTGGTGATAAACATCCAGGGGGACGAGCCGATGGTAAGGCCAGAATCGCTCGACGCCCTGGTCCGGGCCTTCGACGATCCTCTGGTTCAGATCGCCAGCCTGTATTTTCGGGCCCCTGACTATGCCCTGCTGATGAACGAAAACAGGGTCAAGGTGACGGTCTCGCACTACGGCAAGGCGGCCAAGTTCTCCCGCAGATACGACGCCTACACGGGGAGCGGAGAGGTCGGGATACATGTCGGGGTCTATGGATATCGGCGACCCGTCCTGGCCCACATTTCCAACCTACCCCGGACATCGTTGGAACAAACAGCGTGGCTCGATGAAGGTTGGCAAATCCGAATGGTCAAAACCGAGCACGCGAGCCACCCGGTGGACGTTCCGGGAGATATTGAAGGGATAAAATAAAAAGGCCGACCACGTGGCCGGCCAGTACTCGAAGAGCGACTACCCATTACCTTTTCATGGGCACCTCCTGCTTTTCCAGGTATGCCCCTATGGCTATCCTGACGACAGACGTCACCGACCTCTGATCCAGCGCCGCCTGAGCCTTCACCCTCTCGGCCATATCTTGAGACACCCGGATATACAGGACTACGAGCGGTGGAAAGAGGTCGGGGTGCTTCTTGGCTTTGTTGGGCATGGTCACCACCTCACAATGCGGAAATAGTATTTGACCCCGAACTCTTCGACGACGACCGTTTTCCTCTTGTAGCAATCCTCTTCTTTCTCCCAACCACGCGGGGGCATAGGAGCCGCAATAGCCTCCACGAGCACTCCATACTCCCCAGAATAGCGACCTTGGATGTTGAGAAAGAACTCGGGTTCGAAAGAAACAGAATACGCCGCATTGACGATCGGCCCCAAGCCATGCCGTTCGGCAACGTCCAGCAATCTCCGGAGCCCGCCGATGTTCGTCGATTCCGTCAGCGCCCCTTCCTCCGGGACCGTGTCCGGCGTCTTGCCCTTCCCCTGCTTCCTGGTCCTCCGGCACTTGGCATCGGTCGAGGCCAGGGCGCAGAAGAACCAGGCGAGGTCGGCCAGGGCGATCAGGACCAAGATAGGCACTAATATTTTGGTCATTGTTTTTCCTCCTCTTTCGTGGATACGTCAGCAACCTGTATCCGTCGCAGGTCGCAATCAGTGATCGGATTGGCCGTCAGGGCCAGGTTGGTACGACCCGCTCCCAGGCGCCGCAACGCTTTTGCGGCATCCTCTCGCTCCGACTCGTTAACCTCCCCGTACACTTCCTCAACTTTTTTGCTGAGGCATTTTACCGTTTCGCCCTCCCCGATGCCCACCCACTTGGTGCCGAGCCCCGAGGTTCCGGTCATGTTAATTCTCCTCGACGGCGTACTCGTGACCGTCGACCGTGAGTCCGATCATCGCCCAGCGACCACCCGGCAGGGTACCCAGGACCATTTCCTCGTCGTCGTTGGCCGTTCCCAGGGCCTTGTAGAGCCGGGCGGCCCTGGCTGAGGAGTAGTCGCCCATGCCCAGGCCCTCATCGTCGAACCCGGCCAGCCGGTGGCCTTTCTCGAACGCGACCTCGGGGTTCGGGCCAAACCGGCAAACCGTGATTTTTCGCTTCTGCTGTTTTCCCTTGAACGCGGCCTCGAGGTCGAACGACTCGATCAGTGTGTCGTCCAGGACCTTGCCGTACCCACCGATGTATTCGACCAGGAGCCTGGCGGCCTTGCGTTTCTGCTCGTCGGTCGGCTGTACCAGGTACCGCTCCGTCCAGCTGTTGATGATCCGCTCGGCGTCCCTGATCGTCGTGATTGTCTGGTCCATCATTTTCTCCCCTTGGCCCACCTGCCGCTCGACGGTCAGGATTTTGGGGCCTCATATCTATTTGAGCGGAGCCCTCCCCGCGAGAACCAATAACTCGCTCAGCTTGGAGCGGAGGGCAACCTGGAGCGTGTCGACGGTGGCCAACAGTCGCAGGTTGCCGATAACGTCCTCGTTATCCCCGCCTTTGCCGATAACATCCCCAGCCCACAGCGAGCAGACCGGACCGCAGAAGCGATACTCGGTCAGATATATCGCTATGCGGATGTCTGTGTCACACCGGCCCATGTCGCCGGAGTCTATCGTCTGCACGGATAACCCGGCCTCTCTGGTGTGCTGAGCGTAATTGATGGAGTATCCTTTGACCAGGTCGCGCTTGGGATAATAAGACCAGCGGACATAGATGGCGCCCTGCTCGGCGACCGTCTGCTTGACGAGGCTCTCCAATGCGTCCCAGCCCTTAATCTTGTTGACCGGCTCGCTCGTCTGTCTCATATCTCTCTGTCTCATGATATCAATATATATCACAATGCTAGCTGTGTCAAGCATTATTTCACATTTTTAAAAGATTTTTTCTAGTTTACATAATGCATATTCGACTTAAAATAAACCTTGACTTTTGGACATATTGCATATATTAATGATGGCAGAGGCAGAAATGAGAGCAAACCCATTGAGGAAAATAATCCGCGACAACAGGCTCACCCAGGTGGAGCTCGCGGCCGAACTGGGAGTGACGCAGGGACATGTGTCACGTCTATTGTCCGGCACCCGTCGACTGGGATCAGCGCGGGCCATGAAGCTGTCCAAAAAATACGGCATTGACCTGGCCGAACTGCTCCAGGCTGGAAAACGGAGGGATTGATGGCCTCGAAAAACTCTCCACAATGCGTCCGGACGCATATTTGCGAGGCAAACGCCACTTGTCCCGTGTGTCGGACCGTCTTTACCCCACATCGACGCTGGCAGACGTTCTGTTGCGATAAGTGCAGACGGGTGGCATGGAGAGACAGGCACAGGACTGGGGTCTATACCGACGTCCGGGACTCAATCCAGGAAATCCTCGCCATACTACGGGAGATGAAAGGGGAAACAAAATGAAACGATTACAGGACTCCACCATCCACGACTGGCCGGAATGGGAGGCCCTCTGTCTCAAACACGGCCAGGACCCGTGGGCCGTGGGCGAAATAGTCACCGACTACACGCATGACAATTATTCGGTGGTCGTGTTCAGAGGCGAGAGACCCGAGCGTCCGGCCGATCACGACGACGCACCAGGATTCCTCACGGTCGACTGTGCGTACTGCCATGAGCCGGGATGGGCGGCTGACATGACGCGGCTCGTGGATGGACGGCGAGCGCATCCCGTATGTCATCAGGCGGTGCAGGAGCAGATACGAGCGGTGGCGAGGTTGGGGCAATGAGAGAAGTCAATTTCACGCACTGCCGCTCATGCGGATACACGTACCCCGAGACCATGCTCGAGGATTTGGAATGCCCTGATTGCAGGGGCGAGGAAAGGAAGGAAAAAGATGCCGGGGCTGTGAGAAAAACATCTACCAAGGGCGCGGCCCGTGCGGACGCGAGGACTGAGAACAAAAAAGAAGCCCGATCCCTGCGGACCGGGCACGGTTACCAGCTACCACTGGGATTATAGGCCGTGCCGACAGGTTACGCAAGGGGAAATTAGGGGAAGGAGAAAACAACATGAGTAACGACAAGATCGAAAAGGCCGGGAGCGGCGACAGGAAGCTCGCCCTGACGGCCGACTTCGGGACGGTCTATCAGATCGTCCGCAACGGTCAATGTATGTCGGCAGTCAAGGCCGATATGACCCTCTACGAAAAGCTCGGTCATTTTTACAAGATGAAGGACCGCTCGATCATCACGAGTCTGGGATACGTCCACCTCAACAAGGTGGCGTCAATATCCATCCTCACGCCGCAGACGGTCATTGTCGACGGTCGCCCGGTCCCGAACCCGCATATCGAGCGGGACCCCAAGACCAAAGCGATCCTCAGCGTGAACATCCGCAAAATGGGGATCGGGTATTCTCCGGCCGGGTCGATCGTGGTCATCGACAAGACCTTGTTTTATAACGTCTACACCTACCTGATCCAATCCGTGCAGAAGAAAATGGGCGATTGCAAGTGGGACAATTCAGGGGGCCGTGGGGTCAAGACCAACGAGCGGAAGTACCCGGACTGCGCCGTCTACGGAGTGGCCGGCAAAGAGCCGACTATAAAGGGGTCGTGGTATTTTCTGCCGACCGAGGGGGCCTTGGGGATCTGGATCAACTACGAAGACCAGGCCACCGTCGACTGTCTCGAGGAACACACCCAGCGGCAGCGGTTCGGAGATCGCATAGCTCAGAAAATCGTTGAGCGGAACATTCTCAAGGACCATCCGGCCATCGGCGCGACTCAGGTATTCGTGACCGGAACCGAAGGGAACCAGAAAGCCAACGTAACGGTCTACGGGTTCCGCAACGAGAACAACCCGCGCGACATCTCGGCCGTAATGGACGCGGCAGAGAAGGGGATCGAGGGTTTCGAGGGCAAGAAGGTCGAGGTCAAGTCCGCGGTCATAGAAGAGGCGGCTGCGATCGAAGAGGAAGAGGCGGCCAAAGCCGAGGTCGCGGTCGACGAAGAGCGGCTCGAGAGCAACGGAAAATTCGGCAATCCGGCCGAGGACACCGAACCTCCCGAGGGGTTCTGGACGGACCAGGAGCAGGAAGAGTCGAAGCCCGAGGCGGCCACCAAGGCCCCGGCGAAGCGGGGTGGCAAATGAACATCCAGCCAACGATCATAACCCCCGAGCTGGCGTTGGGCCGGAAAGCCTCCGATGATTCGGTCCTTCTCAAGGCCCTGTCGGAGATGGGGGCGCAGATGGAAGCCGCCCTTGACGCCGACCGCGAGGCCGCGCGCAAGCCCCCGACGGAACACCGGGATCATTCCTGGGCGTCATCCCTGGGCCACCCCTGCAAGCGCCACATGGTCTACGAGCGGCTCAACGGCCTGGACCGCCAGGCCCCCAGCGTGGACAGCCTCTGGCGCTTCCTGGAGGGCAACGAGAGTGAGACGCGGGTGAAGGGGTACCTGGCCCGGGCGGGGTGGGAGCTCACTCAATCCCAGCGCTGGTACAACTGGGAGCACTACCACATCACCGGACGGATAGACGGGATGGCCCAGGTCAAGGGGCGGCTCCCGGAACCGTTCGCGTCTGTCCGCGATATACCGGCCGAGATAAAGTCCGTCAACCCCCTGTTCTGGGACAAGCTCAAAACCATCGACGATGTAAAAAATTGCCGCCAGTGGTGGATCAGAAAATACCCCTCTCAGCTCAACGCATACCTGCTGATGGAGGGGGCGCCGGGCGGGTTCCTCATCCTCTGCTCATTCGGCAAGCGGCCGAGGATCATCCCCATGTTGGTCGACTACGACCTGGGAGAGCACGACCTGTTAATGGTCGAATCGGTCAACGCCCATGTCGCGGCCAACACCTACCCGGAACCCATGCCATTCGACTCCTCGGTCTGTGGGATGTGCGAATGGAGTCACCTCTGCCAGCCGTTACAAGCGACCAATTTCCAGGCGATAGACCTCAGCGACATGCCGGAGCTGGAGCTGTACCTAGACCTCAAAAAGTGGAACGAGCAGTACGAGACAGTAAAGGCCCGGCTGATAGGGACGGGCGACAAGCCTGGGCGGTATCACGGAATGAACGCCGTCATCCAGGACATCATCGTATCCAGCCGGAGTCAGGAACGGACGAACTACAACATACCCAAGGAGATCAAGGCCCCCTACGCGGAAAAGAAAACCATCACCATCACATCGATCGAACGCCTGGGAGAGGACTGATGGACGCGCAAGTCGTCGAGCAGAAAACGTTGAGTACCCAGGGCCTCCAGGTTGTCGAGCCGGAGGGCTTGCAAGAGCTGGCCACACAGATCAACTCGGTCAAGGTAATTGACCCGCAGACGGCAGACATGGCGGGCCAACTGATCCTCGCGGGAAAGGCGATGATCAAGCGGATCGAGAGCCTCTTCGTCCCAATCAAGCGATCCATCGACGATTCGAAACGGACGGCCCTCCGATTGGAGCGGGAAGAGCTGGCGAAGATCGAGCCAGCCGTCGAGCTCCTATCGCGCCAGCTGGTGTCGTGGAGGACCGAGCAAGAGGCGATTCGTCGAGCGGCTGAAGAGGCAGCGCGGAGGGCGGCGGACGAACGGCGCAGGATCGAAGCTGAGGCCCTCAGAAGAGCGGAGGTGGCCAGGCAGGAAGAAGAGAGAAAGCGAATCCAATTGGAACAGGAGGCGGCGCGCCTCAAGAGAGAAGAGATCCTCAAGGCCGACGACGCCGCCGCGCAGAAGCGGATAGCCGAGGACCGTGAGAGGTTAAGGCTCCAGGCCGAAGAGAACAGAAAGGCCACGGAAGCGGCGGAAGAAATCGCCATTAACGAAGCGGCGAAAAAAGAGGCTGAACTGGTCCCCGCTCCGGTCGTTCCGACGGCGATCAAGCAGAAGGGGCTGGCGATGCGCGATTGTTGGTCATTCGAAATATTCGACGAGGCCGCGGTGCCGCGGGAATATTGCATTCCCGACTTGGCCCGGTTGAATAAGTTAGCCACGGTCGAGAAGGAGCGGCTCCGTTTCTCGTGGGGCCGCGCGGTCAACAATCCGGTGATGGCGAAGACGAGATAACTAATGCAAAGCACAGCCCGGGAGGACGGTACCGCGAGAGGGCCCTTCCCCGCCTTCTCCCTCCCGGGCAATTTTTCCACGATGAAGCAGAGAGGTAATTGATGGGTTTCACAAAGCTCGACGAAGGGATTCTCCAGTCCTCGATAATGGCCGAAACTGCGACAACATTTAAGGTCTGGATCGCTTTTCTTGCAAGCTGCGACCCCGACGGAATAGCTCGCGTGTCCTCGGTGTTTATCGCCTCGGCTTGTCACTTGGGCCTAGCGACCGTCGACCGCGCTATTGAGGTTCTATCCAGCCCAGACCCGCGATCCAGAACACTCACCGAGGATGGCCGACGTATCGTCCGTGTCGATGGCGGATACCGCGTGGTCAACTACGAAAAATACAGGGCCTTCACACCCAACGAAGGCGACCCAAATTCTCCCGGCGCCATGCGCACTCGTAGATGGAGAGAAAGGAAAAACAGTGACGTCACAAGTGAAAAAGCTGTGACGTTTAGGGAAGGGGAAAAAGAGGACGAAAGCGTCACAACTTCCCCAGTTGTGACGCATGGTGACGCTTGTGACGTCACCTCTGCTTCTGCTTCTGCTTCTTCTTCTCTTAATCTTAAAGGGGAAGAGTGTGAGAAGGGGGGCGCGGTGGCGAAGGTAAAAATCGCATTCAACGCTGAGACCTTAACCTTCGATGGTGTCACGACCGAAAAACGGGCCTTGTGGGCGAAGGCCTACCCGGCCTGCGATATCGACGTGGAGCTTGCGAAGGCGGCCGTGTGGATACTTGAGAATCCAGCCAAGGGGCATAAGTCGAACTGGGGACGGTTCTTGGCGAACTGGTTATCGAGGGCCCAGGATCACGGCGGGACGCGCGGGAACAACCAATCGAATCGGTCTGCCACCCGTCCCCGCACGGCTGAAGAGGTTCACGCCGAGTTCGAAGCGGCGCGGAAACAGAGGGGGTTCTAACTATGACTGACCTCGAATTTGACCTGGAATTTTCCCGGCTTGAGGTCGTGTTCAACGGCGGCCTGAACCTGCCGGTACCCGTGAGGCTCGAATATCACGAGGTATTCCGGCACCTGAGCCTCGCTGAGTTCCACTCGGCCGTGAGCCTGAAACTCAAAACGTTCCAGCCGACCTACGCCGAGAAATTCCCGTCGATCGCCGCCCTGCTGGACACCGTTGCCGACATCCGAAAATCAGCAGAGGCAGACGCCGCTTCCAACCGGTACGACGCACCGCACGAAGGGGCGATGGACTACTGCCAGCTGTGCCACAACCAGGGTTTCTACCTGGGTGATGACGACGCGGCCCATCCGTGCCAATGTCACCAGGGACAAATTATCTGGGCGTCCTGGCGGGTGCCGGTGAGTGACCCGGACCGCCGGTCGAAAATCGATGACCTATTGGCCGATATGCCCCCGAGTAAGGGGCCGGTGAGGGGGCTGAGGGAGAAAGACAAGAACGGCCGGTGGCAGGACAACACCGAGGAACACGGCCGGAAGATGGGCCTACTGAGCATGGAGATAGCCATGAGGCGGAGGCTGAGGGACCGGAACGACGCCCTGGCGGCGGACGTGAAAGAGACTATTCGGCGAATCGAAGGAGGGGAAGAAATATGAAAAACATGTTGAGGAAAATCGACTGGGGAACGGTCCTCGGGATGGTCGTCCTGGCGGTGGCGATTTACCTGGTGGCGACGGTGGCCGGGGAGAGATACGTCAGGTACAGGGCGGAGCAACGGCAGTGGCGGCAACGCACGACCGACCAGACGATGGTCCAGGTCGAGCGGCCGAAGCGCGGCCGGCCGGTGATCGGGCCGCGGCTGAGCGAGGGGGACTGAGATGGGCCGAAACTACAGGGACGAAACCAGAAAACCATACCAAGACCCGGGAGATAAAGACTTCACCCTCGAACAACTCCGAACCGGTTCTTTGCTCCGCATAGCAGATGCAGTAGAAAAAATGGCCGCGAACTACACCGCCCTCCAAAATGAACGGGATAGAGGCCTTCGTTGGTACGAAGAGGAAAGGGATGCCAATGCAGTATTGCGCCGTCGCATCGTTTCTCTGCGCGGTCATATCACAAGGCTCAAGAGACTGAGCGAAAGGGAGGACTGAGCATGAATACCGAACACGTGACAATCCTACTGTCAGGCGTGGGGGCCTGGAACCAGTGGCGTCGCGATAACCCAGGGATAACGCCCAACCTGTGCGGGGCCAACCTGCATGGGGCCAACCTGCAGGGGGCCAACCTGCATGGGGCCAACCTGCAGGGGGCCAACCTGCAGGGGGCCAACCTGTGCGGGGCCAACCTGTATGAGGCCAACCTGCATGGGGCCAACCTGCATGGGGCCGACCTGGATTTCTCCTGCTGGCCGCTCTGGTGCGGCTCGAAAAACGTCAAGGTGGATGTCCAGCTCGTGCGCCAGCTCTGTGCGCACATCTGCGTGCTGGACAACGACAGCCAGGAGTTCCGGGCGATTAAAAAGGCCCTGCTCAAGTACGCCAAAAAATCGCACCGAGCGGTTGATTTGGGACTGAGGAAGGGGGACTGACCATGCCTAACGCGAAACTTCTCATCGAGTTTGAGGGCGTCGAGGCGGGGGGCAAGGAATGCGGGAAATGCCGGTGGCGAGAGTGGGTATGGCAGTCTGGTAAACACTTCTGCTCCGCTTTTGTAATCACAGAAGGAGGGGTTAAGGTCTATACCCGCTTGGAGGGCGACTATCTTCACCCCCTCCGCTGTCCGGCTTGCTTGGCCGCCGAAGAAGGAGAAGACATGAACCCGAAGGCTGACCAGATGTGGATGGTGGTGGACGAAGCGGGAATGATGTGTTGCGGCGGGGTGTATGCGAAGGAACGGGACGCCCGAGATGCGGTTTGTTTCCTAAGCGGGGGGCATCGCGTCGAGCCTGTCTCTGTCGTCCGTGACGGCGGGAAGCTGGCGAAGAAGGAGGGGTGATGAAGGGCCAATGCGTTGACCGTGAGTATTGGGCTGTCGCTACCGACACAAACGACTGGGTTTGGCATATCCGCC